CGTCAATACAAAATCCAGTTTCAACAACTTTAAGAGAGAATATTGGATTTCCAGACCATATAAAAAGAATACTTGATTTTTATAAGGTACATAAATAATGTCTGGAGTTAAATATACAGGAAAGTTTGAGTATAAAACAGTCTCACCAAAAGTAAGACAAGGAAAGTTACTGAATAAAATTATAAAAGAAAACTCTGGCAAACTTTATACAGCAACAAGAAATATTAGAACTAGATTAAATAAAGAAGCTCAAGTTCAAGTTGAAATAAATAATAACTTTTTTGATAAATTAAGAAAAGCATTTAAAAAGTTTGGACCAAAAGAGGTAGCAGTTATAAAAGAGTATGCTGCAATTGAAACTTTTACAGAATTAAGAACAGCATTAAATAAATTAGCAGGAGCGTTAGATAAAGCAAATATGATGGCTCCTGGAGGTTGGGAACATGACCATGAAAGTTTTATTCCAATCAATGTTTCATTATCAATGACAATTGTAGCCTTAACTGAAGCTATAATTCAAATGGAAAGTGGAAGTACTTTTAGAGATACTCAAGTTGGTGCTAATGTAGGTATACCAAATAAAAGCACTGCAGGATTAAAAAATATTGTTAATGAATTAAGAGCTTTAAGATTTTTATCTGAAAATATTACAAACCTTTGGCAAAAAGGAATGAATCCAAAACAGATTGCAGAAGAAATAAAAAATAAAGGTAGAATTGATATTACTACCATAAAAGAAAAAGATTTAAGTTTTGGTGATGGAAGAAAGGTAAAAATTAATACTATATTAGCAAGTGACCATTTAAAAAAGAGTCCTAAACAAGGAGCTATAGGAGCAGCCAGAATAAGAGCATTGGGAGGAGCATCTAAACCAAGTGACATTCCTCCAGCTATGCAACAATTTGGACAAGATTTAATTAACTCCATAAGAAAAGTAGGTATTGATAATATTACTGGCTCAAAATCTCGTAAGTCTAGTAGACGAACAAATTTAAACAAACTAGCTACAGGTAGAAAACAGAAAAAAGGTAAGACAACAACAACTACTCCTAAAAATACAGTTAACTATGGAATTAAGTTTGTTCCTAAAAGATTAACTAGTTATTTAATTAAAGAAAGTAAAGCTAATATTTTAGCTTCAGCTGCTTTACTAGGAACAAAAATAGACGCCTCAAATAAAAGTAGAAGAAAAAGTAGAGAGGGCGGAGAAACTCAAAAAGAGTTAAACAAATTAAGAATAAGAATTAATCGTAGGCTTGGTGCAGAAATAAGAAGAAATATGGGAAGACCAGCACTAATTAATAGAACAGGCAGATTTTCAAATAGTGCAGTTTTATTAAATTTACAGCCTAGAGGAGAGACACAGGTACAAGGAGACTTCTCGTATTTGCTATATCCATATGCAACTTTTGAAAGAAGTGATAAATGGGATCCAAACTATGACCCTAGACCACTAATAAAGAAAAGTATAAGAAACTTGGCATTGGAATTATCAGAGCAAAAGTTTACATTTTATCTTAGGAGAATATAATGTCAACAATTTATAGAACAAAGAGAAAGAAAATAGCAGAAGCACTTGCTACCAAACTTAAAGAAATAGATGGAAGCTTTAAGTATAGAACAAATATATTCGAAAATGTAAGTAGTTCACTTACATTTATTGACGAAATAGAACAATTTCCAAAGGTATGTGTTGTTGCAGGAGACGAAAGCAGACAATATCAGCCAGGCGGATTTAAATGGAGGTTTTTATTATTATCCATACGAGCTTATGTGCATAGTGAAGAAGACCCTCAAGAAGAATTAGCATTATTAATCGAAGATTTAGAAAAGATAATTGACGATAATGATGTATTAGTGTATGATGACAGTGTTCAACCTAATGAGGCTACAACATCAATGACAATACAAAGTATTACAACTGATGAAGGCGCTATTACCCCTTTGGGTATAGGAGAGATTACTGTTGAAGTACGATATTAGGAAACGATAACGCTCATTAATGTGATGCGGAGTCCTTTCCAAAGAAAATTAGGAGAAAGCAATGGCTTTAAATCTATCGAGAAATACCCAAGTATTTATAAGCACAGTAAATGGCGTGCATACAAGTGGTGGTGGAGCTATAGAAGTAGATAACATAACAGGCGGGAGTAATCACGCAGTTGGAGATGTTATTACTGTTGGAACAGGAGCATCGGCTATAAAAGTCGTAGTAACTGCTGTTAATAGTGGTGCTGTTACTGCTTGTACATTAACTAATAATGGTAGAGGCTCTGGAGCTAAAGTTGACAATGCGGATTTAACACAATCAGCAACTTCAGGCACAGGCACAGGTTTCGCTGTTAAAATTGATGGAGCAAACGCTGCAACTACAACTACTTTTGATGGTGGTAGAACTGCACTTGGTCTTTTTAAAGGAAACGAAAGAGACGCAAATACTTTTAAAATTGGTGTATTAGATGGTTATAGTTTTTCCCAGGCAAACGAGAGTACTGATGTAACAATCAACGAAGCTGGTTCAGCTCCAAATAGGGGCTCAAAGAGATTTAATGACTCTTTGGCACCTGCAGAGTGGTCTTTTCAAACTTATGCAAGACCTTTCACTCATGGAACAGCTAGTTTCAGAGCAAGTGGAACACAAGACTTTGCAGAGAATATTCTTTGGGCAGCACTATCTGGTCAGACAATGACAACTGCAGATAAAGATACTAATAGTGGTAATACTACTAATTCAGGTATCAGCTACCCAGATGCAAACCAAGTAACAGTTGATTTTTCAAGCTCTAATGCTCACGAATTATTAAAACTACAAATCTATTTTGCACTAGAAAATACAACTTATAGACTTAATGAATGTCAAGTCAACCAAGTAGAGATTGACTTCTCTATTGATGGAATCGCAACTCTAAGTTGGTCTGGTAATGCTACAAGTATTGACCAGTTAACAGCTTCAGCTGCAGGAGCAATTGAAGACCCTTCAAAAGCCAATAATGTTTCTGGCTCTGGAGCAGGTACTCAATCAATTGTTACAACTGATGTAGAAAAATTCAACTTTGTTGATGTTAGTGGAACAAATGACGCAGATTATCTTAGAAATAAGTTATCTTCATTAAAACTATCTAACCTTGTACAAGGCGGAGGTTCAGCTTCAGGCGGTTTAGATGCAGTTACTGATTATGACATCGCTATTATTGGTGGGTCTATAACTATAGCCAATAATATTACATATTTAACTCCAGAAACTCTTGGTATTGTTGACCAACCAATTGGGTCATTTACAGGAACAAGACAAATTTCTGGAACATTAAATTGCTACCTTGATACAAAAACTGATGGGTCTAACGACTTATTAAAAGCACTACAAGGAGCAACAAACTTAGTTACAAACTCATTTGATATGAGTTTATTCATGGGTGGAGATAACACTGCATTAGCAAGTAGAACTACTCCTGTGATTGAGTTTGATGTACCAAAAGCACATTTACAGATACCTGTCATTGAAGTAGCAGATGTTATTTCAACAAATATCGAGTTTATGGCATTAGGTACAACCATTTCATCAACAAATGAAATGACAGTAAAAGCTAAAGGCTTGACAACCTTCAGCGAGACTGGTTACGATAAAGTTAACAGTAACGCGGTCTAATCATGTCAGGGTTTAACTTTCTTAGAGAAAGCGAGATCCATATAGTTTATGGGAGTAATCGATACAATGTAAAGGTTACTCCCCAACTATCGTTCACACAAACATTTGCGGAAGATGCGTACTCAGTAAAGACTCTGCACGATCAAACAAAGATGTTTAGGGGAACGAGTATAACAAAAGCTAATCCTGCCGATTTTAGTTTTGAGACTCATTTAACAACAGAAAAAGATGAGCAAATTGTACTTGAACTTTTAACAGATTTAGTTACTACATCAGGCAATCAACAATTAAAGTCTTTTGACCTATTTGTAGTATCAACAAATGGCACATTTAAAATAACAGGGTGTGTCATAACTCAAGGAGAGTTTTCATTGCAAAGAAATGAACCACTTAAATTAAGAGTAAGTGGACAAGGGCAAAAACTAGAAAGGGTAGGAAATGAAAGTTTTTCACTTCCTGGCAGTTTGCAATCTGCAAGTGCCACAAGAACTCCCACTAAGCCTTTATTAGATGTGCTAGTAAGTGATAGTGCTGTATCAAATTTGGTTGCAGCAACTTTACAAGTACAAAACAATATTCAATGGACTCCTTATGAGACACTACAAAATAGTCTGAGTGTTACAAATGCAACAAATGCTATGTATCCCTCAGAGTATAGTTTGACTGATAGAAATGTTAGCGGAAATATTACACAATTTCATAGTGACGCTAATGCTTCTGAGTATCAAACATTTAACACAAGTACTTCTGTAAAGATAAGAACAAAAGTAAATGGCAGTATATTTTTTAATGCAAATTTAGCAGACTGTATGTATACTAAACGTTCTACTGCTTCAGAAGTATTTACACAAACCTACGATTTTAGACTTGTAGGTACACCAAACGATTTAGGAAACCAAATAACATATTAGGAGAAAACATGGAATTAAAATCATTACTAGTAGATAGTAAAACTTCTTGGGTAGAATTCCCAGGATTAGATGGATTTGAAGTAGAACTCGCAAATCTATCAAGAAAAGAATTACAAGGTATAAGAAAAAACTGTTTAAATAATAAATTTAACAGAAAAACTAGACAATTTGAAGAAAGTTTAGATGACGAAAAGTTTGTAAGAGAGTTTGCACAAAAAACAGTAAAAAACTGGAAAGGATTAAAACTTAAATATTTAGAAGATTTAATACTTGTTGATTTACAAGGACAAGATGTAGAAAGTGAGCTAAATTTTAGCGACGACAATGCATTCCTTTTAGTAGAAAATTCTTCAGAGTTTGATAACTGGCTCAATGAGGTAGTCTTTGATTTAGATAACTTTCGTAGTGAGCAACCAACAGCTCCTGTTAAAAAAGTTGAAAAACCAGCTGGATAATGCTGACATAGGCATGACTAAGGAGCAATACCTTATGATGTGCGAACAAACAGGACAAGAGATAGATTGGGATAAGTGTCCAGTAGAATGGTCAGACTTTCCCCAACCTATTTTAGATGGAATTAATATCTATCACTCATTAGGTAATCGTATCTATCCAGATGTAGGATTTGTAGGAAAAGATTATACTAATTTTGATTTTTTACTA